TTACATATAATATATATACGTATCTTTGCAAAAAAAATAAATAGGAATATGGCAAGAGTAAAAACAAAGGTCTTTCAGATAAGAGCATCAGAAGAGTTTATGTCAATATTAAAATCACTCTCAGAAAAGAAAGGAATGTCGCAAGCTAACCTAATAGAGTACCTTGTACGTAAGGAAGCGGACGTCTTGCAACAAAAGGAGCAGTACGAGCAGGATAAAGAAAACACCACTCTATAATTTAGGAGTGGTGTTCTTGTTGAAAAAAATTAATAAACTAATATGAAAATGGTATAGAATTACAATATTTTATCCTCTACTTCTCTGCAAAGTTGTCGATATTCTGTGTTCTCGCACATGCTAATATGCTCCTTTCTATAATAGGCAGCGCTTGTGATAGGAATATCTAAGAAAGCGGCTACTTCTTTTTGTGTAGAAAAAGAATGTTTGTAAGCAAGTCCGCAAAATAATTTTAGGTATACATTTCTCCCTTTCAGAGGTTCTTGGGTGATGTCCTCAATGGCTGTTTTAATTTTCTCAAGCATGGTATATCAGTTGTTAGTTGTTAGTTTTTCTTCAACGATCCTTTTAAACTCCTCAAAGGAATAGCATACAGCGTAAGTATGTCCGAGTGTTTCGGCAATTTTTTGAAAGTCTTTTTGGTTTTGCGTTTGTCGATTTCCTTTTACTTTCATCTCGATATAAAGGCTTTTACCTTTGGGGAACATTATTACTAAGTCAGCCACTCCTGCGAGTACTCCCTCTGCTTTGAGGCGTTGCGCTTCTCGTACGTTTCGACTGCCACCATTAGGGACGGCGTATATCACGAGGTTAGGATACTGGAACCTAAACCATTTTACACAGAATGTTTGTAGGGTGCTTTCTTGGTGTTTCATAGGGGTACATTACTTTTTATTGTCACTTTAAATTTTTTGCCCTTGTACTCTTTTTTACATAGTCTTATAATTCTTTTCAAAAAGACGAATCCAAAGGCTTCTTCTACTTGAATAACTATCTTACGAGTTACCATAGATAGGTTTTTAGGAGCAAATTCAAAATCCTTAAGGTGTTGTATTTTTTTTAAGGCTTCATCTTTGGTTATCATTCCTAAGTCATAATTCATAATATGACCTATTACATACATAGCAAGTTGTCCGTAACATCTGAATAATGGAACTGAGTTGTTATAGTCTACATCAGCGCAAAAAGCATATACATCTTGCGGGTCAATGTTTAGTGTTTTTAGTACTCCTTCGTATGATTTCATATCCTCGGTTAGGTTAATACACTTATCTGCTTGCTCGTTCTTATCACAGATAAAATCTTTTGGGGAGGTCTGTCCTCCGAATATATCATTTATCATATTGGATACATTCTCCGCTGTGTGATAGTCATTCTTTGACTTCATTAAGGATTGATGTAGGCATCGCTGACTATATAAGTGAGCGTACTTAATAAGGAGAAATGCTTTCATTATACGAAGATTCCTTTTTAACTGTCTGCTGTTCTTGTTCTTTATCTTAGGGGTTATTACATTTGTTGTCATTAGGCGGCTTTGTAGTTAATTTATTAAGGCTTTAGGTGTGTATTTTCTTCCATATAACTTTCGGAGGTAGGTTATTAGTTCGTCAAATGACTTTATGAAATCATCTCCTATAAGGTCAGCCACTTTTTGTTGTAGTTGGAAAAGTTCTACTTGCTTGTTTTCTTCTCCTACTTCATTACGCATAGCGTGCTTATGATCTCCAAAAACTATAAAATTCAACCCTTGTGCTATCTTTTTCATAGCCATAGGCATAAGCTGTTTAGGAACGATAGTCGCTACATGTGAAGCTAATATTTTATAGCTATCTCCTGCAAGGTTTCGGTACTTAATCATTTCATCAGATACAAATCTTAATACATCATATTTGAAATAAGGATTAAGCCACATAGCAAAGTCAATAAACAACATAGGGTGCATCCAAGTACCTCCTTTATTTCCTCTGTTTGCTGTATATACAGAATTTTTATTACTAAGATTCTCCTTTGATAGTATGACGCCTATATATTCTTGTGTAGATTTATTTGAGAAAAACTCTTTAATATCCTTCTCTTTCAAATGGGGGGAATTCCCCCTATTTAAATTTTCATTGATTTGGTCAAAATTTATATCATTCAAATTTACATTCCTTACGAACTCATTCCATTGTTTTAATAAGGAGGTAGCATTGAAAAATCCATCCTTAGTACGCTGGATAACATCAAAGTTACCCATTTTACGAATCATGTTTTGGTTTGTCTTCATAACCTGAAATATAATATTAGATTGTTAAATCCTTTCAAAGCGCAAAGGTACAAAAATATTTAAACTATTCCTACAATTTTTTTATATAATTATTTGAAAATGAGTAACATTTACACATGCAAAAACGTATGCAAAAACGACAATAAAACCAACAATAAATATAACTCATTTTGTTAAATTGTGATTTTAAAGCCAAGTAAATAAAGGGTTACGAGGATACAGAAATAAGCTCCTTATAACCCTAAATCATTACTTTTTTACTCGTAAAATACTATTAACTTAGCATCTTTTGCCATAGCATGTTCTATCCTTGCTCCTTGACTTTCCTCCCATCCTTGTAGCATGTATATACCCTCACATTGCAATAGGTTAGCAATATCCTTTGCAATATGTGCCTCCCAAGGGTCTGTTTCAGATAATCCATTACAAAGAGGATTGGTAACCTCGTGTCCTAATGCTTGGAGCTTATTGGCTACATCACTGAACCGCTTACGAGTATGGGTAAGATCTGTCCCGCTGATTTTTCCTGATAGGTAGATTTTCATATTCTCAACTTTTTGACGATGGCTTGTATTTGCTCCTTGAGTTGTGTCCGTGTGCATGTATTGTCTATGACAAAGTGAAAATCACTATCAGGCACATCGTCAAGGTCTATTTCGGAAGGATGGGTATCCATATTGCCCATTCTGCATTTCACACGGATAAAGACAGGGTCAAGCAGTTTCATCTGCTCATACTCCACTTTGAATCGCATGTCTGTGACAATCACCCTTGGAAACTCGTAATTCTCATAAGTCAAACGCCTTAGCATCAGCTTAGCAAATATATCCTCCCCGAGTAGTTCCTTGTAAAAGTCGGCTGTCTTTCGGTACAGCTCCCTTATGGTTAGGCTACTCGATATACCATTAACGTCTACTAATCGGCTTTCTTTGAAAAGGTCTAACATGTAGGGTGTCTGTCCTGTTACTTGGGATACTATTTCTTTGACTTGTTTATTCATCTTTCACAAATTTACCGTTAATCATTTTTCCTGTTCTGTTTTTTATCTCGTTGTAGGCGATGTTTAGGCACTCCTCAAGGGTAGTATTTTCTAAGATAGCTATATTATTTAGATAATAAATTATGTAACTAAAATTAAAAAAAATAGTTTTAGGTTGTTCTTCATACGTTCTACCCATTGTTATAAAAGTGCTATTCATTAAACTACTAAGTTCTCTTAGCGTATATAAAGACAATATCACTTTATCTTCCTTTGTTTCGTCCCCAATATTTAAAACATCATTGATTTGTATCCAAGCATCTATTTTCATAAAATAGCAGTAGTTAATGAGAGTAACCATTACATCACCTATTGCATCTTGGATAGCTGGTTTATCATTGTCATAACACGCCTTAATAAGCTCGCCAACCTCCTCGTGTGTCTTAAGGAGTTGGTCAAATGGGGTGCTTTTGTCAAATATCCCCCTTTCTTTTGCCCACTCTTGGATAAGTGGGACGAGTTCTTGAATTGTTTTATTCATTGTTTTGTAATTTTTAATCGTTTTGCTATTAATTCTACTATATCCACGGTTACAGCGTTACCTATGAGCTTGTATCGTTGTGTCTTAGCAATTGGTTTTATTATGCCGTTATAGTCACCATATTGAGTGAAGTTGTCAGGAAACCCTTGCAGACGTTCGCATTCAATTTCAGTTAGCCTTCTGACTCCTCCCAGTAGATTGCTTTCTTGAAAGGCATTGCTTGATATAGTAGGGCAGATTTTGAGGTCTGCACCTTTATTTTTGCCTCGTGGGAGTTGGCGTATCACTGTCATATCGGAATGTAAGCCTCCTGAATGTCCACCTCCTGTAAGAGTGCTTGCGGTTTTAGGAATGATATAGGTATCATCGGCGTTCATATTGCCGTTGGCTTTGAGTGTTCCACTAAGTTTGGCTTGAAATTGGTATGTTTTTTCTTTTCGAGGTGCGCAATCATCTTCTCTGATAGGAAATACTCCTGGGATACTTCTTCCTCCAGAATGTCCGACAAGGTATATCCGCTCTCTATTTTGGGGTAAAAGCCAGCTTGTATTAAGCAATTGCCATTCAAGTCTATAACCCCCAATGTTGGCAAACGCTTGGATAATTGCCCAAAAGTCTGCGCGAGCGTTAGAGGAGAAAGCTCCCTTAACGTTCTCCCAGACAAATACACTTGGTCTGAGCTGAGCAATGAGGGCAATTGCGTGCGCGATAAGGCTACTTTTTGCTCCTTTAAGCCCCTCTCTTCTTCCAGCAAGTGAGAAATCTTGGCAAGGCGAGCCGAAAGTGATAATGTCAATGTCTGTAAAGTCTCCTCCGTGAAGAGTGGTAATGTCTCCGATGTATTTGGCATGTGGAAAATTGTATTTATAATTTGCGATGGCGTGTTTGTCTATCTCTGAAAAATAATGCTCTGTGAATTGGTAGCCTGCCCGCTGAAAGCCGAGCGAAAAGCCACCAATCCCGCTGAATAGGTCAATGATTTTCATAATTCTATTAAGGATTGTTTGAGTTAATAGTATCCAAGTGAAGATATACAATCTCCGATATATCATCAGCATAAGACTTGAATGCTTCAAGGAGTTGAGTATCGGCTTTATTCACTCTGTAAAACTCTTCTACAATATCTCTTGTGTGCTTCTTCACATTCTTGAAATTGCTTTTGAACTTATACTTTAGATTGCTCTCGTCAATCATGTGTAACAGCTCGTTAGTAGCATCCGAGAATGCTAATGCAAGGATTAGGTAATGAGCCATCTTTTCCCGCTTAAGAATTGGTTTTACTTGATTTTCTCGGTAATTAGACACAGCTATTTCCATGAGGTGTTGTGCTTCCTTCTCTGTGATTTGTAAGCCCCTCGCCCTTAGTTCTGTTAAAAATTTTGTACTTTTCATTTTAAAATGGACTGTTGTTTTTAGGGTCAATTTTCGGTAAATTATTTTCTTGTTGAATATTCATACTTACACTTCCTCCTCGTTCAAAAAAGCGCATGTATTGTAGCTGACAGCCTATTATTATTCCTCCTGTCGTTCCATTACGAAACTTTGAGATGATAACCTCTACCTCGTTATCGGTTGGTGTGCCATCCTCCCATTGGGGTATCTGATAATATTCAGGGCGATAAAGGAATAGTACATTGTCAGCATCCTGCTCTATGGCTCCCGATTCTCTGAGGTCTGAAAGCATGGGTCGTTTGTCGCCTCGTGTCTCTACTCCGCGGGATAGTTGGGATAGGGCAATGATGGGTATATCTAACTCCTTGGCTAATCCCTTGAGGGTACGGGATATTTCGCTGATTTCTTGGTCTCTCGTGCGTCCTCTTTGTGAGTTACTTATAAGCTGCAGGTAATCAATGTAAATTACCTTTATCCCCTTCTCCCTGACCCACTTTTTCGCTTTGATTTTTAAAGACAAAAGCGTGAGAAAAGGTTCGTCATCAATATACAGCGGCAACTTTCCAAATGAAGTGCGTAGACTTACGGCTACATCCATCTCACTCTGTGAGAGTGTACCAATAGCTAACTTATTGCTATCTATCCCCGCATAGTTGGCAAATAGCCTTGCGGTTAGTTGTCGTGCGCTCATTTCGAGGGAGAATATCCCTACGGGGTAGCCTAATCGTGCCTGATGAAGTGCATCATTCAGAGCGTATGCTGTCTTTCCCATGGCAGGTCTTCCTGCTATGATTACAAGGTCGCTTGGTTGGTATCCGTTGAGCTTGAGGTTAATATCTCTCACTGCGGTAGGTATTCCCGCTCTCTCTGCTTTGGTCTTAAGCACCTCGGTAAGATAATCACCTATCTCCTTGGGCTGTTTAATTGATAGCCAATCGGAAATCTTGTCAAGCTCTTTGTAAGAGCCATCAAGCAACTCGAATATATCCGTATCCTCCTCGTATGATTGCTCAGCAAGGTTATAACCTACCTCGATACTCTTACGCTTCACATACATCTGCATAAGAAGTATAGCGTGGTTCTGTATATGCGCAGAAGAAGATACTCGCTCTGTTAATCCCACGAGATACGAACTTCCTCCCGCTTCTTTGAGCTTGCCTGTTCGATGAAGCTCTGTCTTTACAGTCATCATGTCCACTCCTTGCGAGGACTTGTATAGGGAGAGAATAGCATCATAGACAAGGGCGTTTTTCTGGTTATAAAAAACATTCGTGTCTTTCACTACCTCAACTACCTCAGAAACTCCTCGCTGCTCTATAAGCATACCTCCAAGTACGATTCCTTCTAACTCAGGGTCATTTGGTATTTTTCTATTTTGCATTTTTAAGCCTATTTTTTTAATAAACGACTTCATTACCGTATTCGTCAAAGCGGATACGTTTTGGTGCTGAAATTTGCTGTTGTGGTTGCGTTATAGAGGGTAATTGGTCTTTTCTTCGCATCTCCCATGTACGTACAGCTGCCTTCCAATCTTTCATCGGCTCTTTTCCAATCTTCCAACCTTTGGAACTGTAAAAGTCGCAGAATTGTTGCCCTAAAATGCCATTCTTGCGCTCATCGCAATAAGCCTGCACTTCTTCAGGGGTTGGTATGGTGAACCGCTTTCGCCCGCCGCCGCTTTGTTCTTTTGGAGTTTGAAGGGTCTCTAAGGGAGATTCTGAATTTTCGTTTTCCACCAAATCAGAAACCGCAGCGTCGCTTTTTTGTTTCTTTTTTTCTAAAAAAGAAATATCATTATCATTTACATTTACATTATCATTTACATTAGGTTCGTGTTTGGTTTTGTTTCGGTTTTGTTTCGGTTTTGTTTCGGTTTCTGTTTGGTTACAGTTCGCTTTTGGACGACCTCCTTTTTTTCCATTCTCAAACCTTTGATTATTAGCGTCTAATTGAGGTTTTATAAGGGCAAACATCGCTTTTGTTATCTGCTTCTGATTTTCAGTTGTTACTCCGTTTAAGCCATACTCCATTATGGCTGTAAGCACTTCTCCCTGAATATCTCTCGGCAGTTCCTTTATCCCTTCATAAAAACTCCTGTAAAAGACAAAACTTTCTCTTTCCATTGGTTATTATTTAAATGAACGTGATAATTGTTTCTTATGCTAATTTCTCTTGCATGTGGTAGTCTGCTTTGATTAGCAGGAATACCGCTCGTGATTGAGGGCGGAGTACCTTCTCCCAATCCTCATCAGCAAATGCATAATGCAATATAGCCATGGTTACTTTTTTTTGTTCTGATTGAGGAAGATGCCGCATAGCATCATACCAACTCTCTTTGAAAATTAAATCTTTTGTCATGTTTTTAGTTTTTATAATCACTTGCCCTAAGCCCTCTCCCTGAGCATACACGCCAAGTACAAGCGAGGGCGTAAGACAAGTAAAAATGAATGAGTATTTAAAATAACTTAGGTTGCATTTTGTCAGCAATCATACGCTTGAGATTGCGCTGCATTTGATTGTAATAGGACTCCTTAAGCTCTATCCCTATGTAGTTACGATTAAGTCTTAGACTCTCGTATCCCTCACTGCCTATACCTCCAAAAGGGCTGAGTACTGTATCTCCTTCATTACTCCACAAATGCAAGCAACGCCTGATTGTTTCCAATTGTAAGGGGCAAATATGTTTCTCGTCCTTCTCCTCACGAGCAGATGTATATTGCAAGGTATCGGAGTAGTTGATGTCATACCACACTGGCTCGGCGTACTTTTGCCATAAATTCACTGGTAGGTAATTTTCCTTATTCTCATCTTTATCTTGGTGGGTGATTGGTACTAAGTTATCACCTGCATTGCGAAAGACTAAGATGTAATCAGGGATCCCTGTACGTGATAGGCTGCTATCCTTCTTAATGGTCTTATGTAGCAGCCCTATTGATTTGGTTCGTGTCATTTCCACTACTGGGCTTTTCCAAATTGTTATCCTATCGTGGTAAATAAACCCTTCCTTATCAAAAGCCTGAATAAGCATTCCTGAAAAGTCCTTAAGACCGATATACCCATCTTTGCCTTTCATTGCAGGTAAGTCCATACAATGCACTGCTACCAATCGTCCGCTTTTAATAACCCTTGCTAATTCTTTCACAAGGAATTGAAAATGTACAAAGAACTCCTCATAATCTTGACAGTTACCCATATCTCGTATATCATCTGAATAGACATATAACTCGGCAAAGGGAGGGCTAAATATTGAAAAGTCTATGCTGTTATCAGGGAGTTTAGCTACCTCCTCTACGCAATCGCCGTGTATAGCTGTGAATTTTGGTTGTTCCATAGTGTTTGGTTATTAATCATTAATTGTTGCATTTGTTTGAATTGATTCTCTTTCTCCTTGATGATACTAATGACATTCTGCATAGTATCAGTGGTTACAATATTGACCGTTACATCTCCCTTCTTTCCGAAGCGATGGGATCGTCTCACAGCCTGATAAAATCCTTCAAAGGAAAAGTCAGGACTCATAAAGGTTTGATTAAGGCAGTGCTGAAAATTCAATCCGTACTGGGCTATCTTAGGTTTGGTAACCAACACCCTAAACTTACCATCTACAAAGTCTAACAGCTTTTGCGCTTTCTCCTCAGGCTTATCACTTCCTGATACTTCCACAGCCCCATGAATACCCGCAGTAACTTCTTTCCCCTCGTCATTATGTTTCACCCATACAATGTGTGGATCCTCGTTTGCATTAGCTATCTCTATTGCCTTTGCTATTCGTTGCTCTTTGGTTCGTCTTAACTCCTTATTGAAGTCAGTAGCTGATACAGCTAAACTTGGGAATAACATACCATTGCTAAAGTCGTTTTCAGTGATAAGCTGGTGTTCCTTGTAAATCACTTCTGATAAGTCATACCCTTGCATTGGATAACCTATATCCGCAGGATTGGTAAGCATTATTGCCCAACTCGATACAAACTGATAGAACCTCTCAACCGCATGCCCTTTCAATCTCCATTTACTCGTGTGGTCTTGGTCATTGATAAAGTAGGTAGCAAGCATTCCTAACCTGCTTTGATAGCCTAAAAACTCAGAGTGATTAGCCAACTCCATAGGGTCGTTTGGCGATGGTGTAGCTGTAAAAGCAAACTTGTAAGGTGTATTATGGAAATACTCAAATAGTTGCTTTTTGATTTGCCCTTCAAAATTCTTCATTATCGAACTTTCATCTACTATCAGCCCTGCATACTCCTGCGGGTTGATGTTGTGTAAGTTCTCAAAGTTGGTAATGGTTACTTTGTCAAGGTCAAAACCAAACTTTTCTGCTTCTCTTTTAGTCTGTGCTACCACTACCAAAGGAGCAAGGATAAGCACGGGCTTATTCGTGTGCCTTACGATTTGGCTTGCTGTCTCAAGCTCCATTATGGTCTTACCTAATCCACAATCAGCAAATACAGCGTGCTTGCCCTTGCTGAGGTTACGCTCCACAATGAACTGCTGAAAAGGAAACAGCTTATCATTCATCGGCAAAGCGGCGAAGCCTTTATGCTCCTTTGCTTTTTGCTTCTGTTTTAAAAACTCTTGATACTCGTTCATTTTTGATTTGAAATTAGAGATTTGATAAAGATTGCCGCGCGCTCAATCTCCTTTCAAATCGGTTGTTTTTTATTGTTTGAATAATTCAGGGTTGTCGTATATATTCCCGATTATTTCTATTTCGTCCTTAAATTCGTCCCACCAATTAGGATTAACGGGTCTGTGAGGTTTATAAATGACATTATTTAATGTGTTTTCAGACAGCATACAAAATCCTGCATAAACTTCACTATATACCACCAGTAATGGGTTGTATTCTTTACCATCTATTTTCAGTTGTAAGATGTCATTCTCATAGATTTCTTTTCCATTTTTGTCATACAGTCCTGTGAATTGTCCAACGGTTTTATCATCAACCCCATAATCAATGAGGTTTGTTTTTCTTATTTTATTTTCTTCACTTAAGAATCCATAAACCCATTTGTCTTGAACTAAGCAGTTCGTAAATCCTCTGAATTTTATTGTTCTCATTACTTTATGCTTTTAATCTTTGCCCCCGCTCACGGCTTGAACGTGAGTGCTTGCCTATCGGGGGTCTCCATGTCTTAGACATGAGATAGATAATATTCGCCCCCGCTCACGGCTTGAACGTGAGAGCTTGCCAATCGGGGTACGAATAAATAGTTAGCCAAAACGCTCTTCACATAATTTTTCAAACTTCCTAATTCCTAAGTCATTTACCGCTTCAGAAAAGTTCTTGTATCCTAATTTTAAGGCAAGAAATGTTTTCTTATCATACAACCCCATCCTATTAACCATTGTTTCTACAATTCTATACTCTTTATCTCGTTCTCTTTCTCCTTTTTCTGATATTACGGGAGAACTTGTTAGTTGTTCCCTTAGGCTATTTATCGCTTGCTCTAAGTAGTCGAGTTGTTCTAATAATTCACTGTGTTTCATTGCTTATTTTACTTTAAATCTTGCTTATTTACTTTTTTGCGTTGGTTTTTAGATAGTTAGAAATGATTTTTTGACTTGCTTAATGAGGGGTGAAAATTGCTTATTCCTCATCGCTTATTGGTTCAGGCAAATCTAATCCGAAAAAGTCCATACATAGCTGCCTGATTTGCTGCTTAAACTCCTTCTCCCATTCGTAAGTGGTCAGCTTGGTGCTGCTCTTAGGTACTCTTACCACCTCTCCAGTGGCAGGATTAACACGCTCCTCATAGTTACAAGTTGTCTTTAACAGCGTATGCACTTCATTAGGATTGTATAACTCCCCCCACTCGTTATAGATAGCTGTCTGTATGAGTGGTATCCAGCAAGCCCAATAGAAGGCATTTTGCTCGCTACTCCTTTTCTTGCTACGCCTTTCAATGGTTAGGTTGATAGGCAAGCCCTCAAAAGAGCCAATCGCACGAGTTACCATTTCTCGGTTACCTACCAGCTTGCCGTCTTTAACGGTAGTGGGGATTGTTATCTTCTTCATTGTCTTTTAGTAAAAGATAGAGGAATATAGCTGATACCATGGCATGGGTGGCTTTGGTATAGTCCCTTAGAATTATCAAGCAAATAAGATTAAGGGCTAACATCAGAACGATCATTGCTTTTGTCATAATAAAGGTTTTGCTATTTCTAATAGTTCTCTTTGTTCTTTGAGGAATTTGTCCCTAATTTCTCCTGATTTAAAGGCTAAAACTCTAGAACTATAAGCGTTGTCTCTTCCACAGATTACTTTCCCTTCCAACTCTATACACTGTTTAAAACCACTATTATTCCAATCAGGCTGCCAACCATCGTTGTAGTAATCTCTAAGGATAACAAGTTTTCTAAGGGCTTCAAATGCAGAATAATTCTCTTTTTTTGTGAAATATGTTACATTTGAATCGTCACTTATATAAACATCATACTTATTGTTTTCTTGTAACCATTTGATAGCATCTTCAAAAGTTGGTACAGGTGCTTTTTGTTCAAAGCCTTGTAATTCTACTTTATAAGGTTCTGTTGATAAAGTAGGTGTTTCACAAGTTCTATCCCAAGCACTGGTCATATTACCTTCTCCAGTGTAAAAGAAACTACTCTGCATACATAAAGGTTCTAATCTATATTTTGAAAAGAATTTAACCTCTAATTGAATTTTGTTATTTACACTATAAATATTTACTATTTTTCCATGTGTATCAGGAAAAAACATTTGGTCATAGACCTTCATTCCTACTTTAAATATTGTTTCCATTTTTTCTTTATTTTTAACTTGCTAAAAAGGTAAATTATCTTCTTCCTGATTGTCAAATATCGCAGGGTTTGGCTCTCTCCCGTTGTTATCAAATAGCTGCGGTTGTTGTACCTGCTGTGGTGTTCTTTGTGGAGGAGGCGCAGGCGCTGCTTGTGCTACTGGCTGCTGTACGGGTTGCTGATTGGCTACATTAGTAGTCTGTATCACCTCAATCTTCCACCCCTCAATTGTGTTAAAGTACTTGGTCTCTCCTTGTGGGTTTGTCCATTCACGCCCTCGGATATTAATATATACTTTTACATTTTGCCCAACTTGCAAGCTGTCTAAGAGGTCACAACGCTGCTGGGTAAATTGAATGATGATCGTCTGCGGATATTGTTCCTCCGTTGTGATTACCAAATCCCTTTTCTCAAAGCCGTTTTGTCCTAACATCTGAGAGGGGAATATCTGTTTTATTCGTCCTTGTATTTCCATTATTTTTCTTGTTGTTTTTCAAGTTTTTCTAATAAAGCATCAGCAAATAACACCGCTTTCCCTGCAATTATGTATATACTTTCATTACCTTTACTTAACATAGCTCTTGCGACTTCAATTGCTATGTGTTCACGCTTGGTTATTCCTAAACAATGAACTATATCTGATGGGTGTTTTTCCATAAGATACTCATTCGCCATTATTACTTCTCCATCATCACGAATTAATAATGAAGTAGGAAATGTAGGTTGTTCTCCGTTTTTAATTTTATTACTCATTTTATTTAAATTTTACTTATAAAAACTTCTACTTTTATGCAGCTCCAAAACCTCGCTGCTTTCCTTTCTGTTTGCTTCAATAAACGCTCTTGCCTGTTGTATGCTTAGGTGAGTATTGATATTGCCGTATGCGTGGGTATATTCGCCGTTGGCTCGTGCTTCTTCAATTGCTTGTTGTATGTACTCCTCACAGTAATTATGCTCAATAGCATAGAGGTCGTACCCTTTAGCGCTGATACCCTCCAAATGTACTGTATCGGTAGCGTGGAATATCTTTTGTCCATTATTGAGGAATATCCTCCAACCGAAATTAGGTACATCGTGGTACAGCTTTATAGGAGACACCTTGAACGCTCCGTAATCGTATATCTTACCCACTTGCAATACATCTATATTCTTGATACAAGGCAACTCCTCTAAGAGAAAATCACCGCAAGCCACTCGCAAAGTAGGTCTTTCAGCTTGTAACCGCTGCAAGGTGCGTATTTTTAAATGGTCGCTGTGCTTGTGAGTTAGGAGTACAATTTTCAAAGAACGTTTTACTTCTTGTAAGGCTTTGAGCGCAACGCCGCAATCTACCATTATTGTATTGTTGTATATCACGGCGTTACCCTCGCTACCTGAACTAATGACTTTTGCTATTCCCATTTGTTATCAGTTAGGTTATATACCCCTCGTGGGAAGTATCTCATTTCAGGGCATTCATCATATTCAAAAGCCCATCCTAAGCCAAAATACTCAACCATTACATCTCTTGGATTTTCGGCTGTTATCTTAATCACACAATCACGGTCTAAGGTTTGTCCATTAAGACGATATATGTGCGATTGTCCAAGGGTAAAATAACTTGTTATCATACTTACAGGTTTTTAAAATCAACTTGTTTGGGGCTTTCAGTAGGGGCAGGGGCGGGAGCTACTGGCTCTTCTTGAGCAACTATATCGGTAGGCTCGCTTTGCTCTATGATAACAGCATCTTGTACGTACCTACCTCCTTGCGGATTGTCTATATAACGCCCCTCGCTATCTGCTTGGTCTTTCTCTATAGCATTCTGCATTTCTACTGATAACACCCCGTAGCGATTAAGCAGGAGCTTAAGTACTGTCTTTTTTGCCATAGCGTCAAATTCATTTCTCCATACACCCCTAAGCTCACCCGTCTTTTTATCCATGCCGCTCTGTGAGTACTTGCTTACATGCTCTTGCACTTGCTCAAGGCTCATATATAATGATTGTTGAAACCCATTTTGTAGCTCTATATAAGCCAAATAACCTATGACTTTGCCCTCTGGGTTTTCACCCAAAAACTCAGTATGTCCTGTGAACTTGTTACGCTTAATCTCACCTTCTCGTACCTCGCAGGTGTTAATGGTTCTGTATTGACCGCTTCGGATAGCCAACTGAATAAAGCCCTTATATCCCATTTGAAATTGTGGGTGTACTTCTTGGGTCTTCCAATCCTTGTAAGCGATAACATATGCATACCCTAAGTTCTTGTTAAGTGGTAGGTTTAGAGCTGTGGCATTCAATGCACACTTCATCAGCTCTGTATTATCGCATTGCAACAGTTCTTTATTGCTATCTGAAAGGGCTAAGAGGTTTGATACAAACTCTGATTTTCTTGCCCCTAATGTTTTAGTCAAAAAGTCGGCTGTGTTAGCTTGATTGAGGAAGTTTCCTAATGTTAGTTTCTTTTCAGTGGTGGTGATTGTTGTACTCATTGTATATTGTAATTAATGTTATTTGTTTCTAAGAATTGGCGTAATGCTCTAAGTTGCGCCCTTGTACCGCTCACCCCAAGGGTGTAATGTAGTATTACTTCTTGAGGATCTGGAGCAGGGACTTCTTGATGTGGGGCGGGTGCTTCTTGAATTGCTGGAGTAGGTACTTCTTCAGGCGCTTGCAAAGGTGCCGCTTCTTTTGCCCTTGCCTCGGCAGCTAACCTTGCTTGCTCGGCTGCTGCTCGTTGCGCCTCGATACGTTGTAACTCAGCTTCTCGTTGCTGTTTGCGATATTGTGCATTACGTATAGCAGTAGTTACATCAAGGGTTTGCTTGTAATCTGTGAGGATATCCGCCTTATATTCGTCGGGGTCTGTTAGGCTCTCTATAAATTCAAGGCTCTTAACCACGTTGTCAATGTTAGTGTTTACAATGTCTTTCAAGCTCTTGTCACTATCATTTAATCTTATGTTCAAGCAGAGCCTTTCAAAAGGGAGGAAGTCAATGTTATTCGCTTGGCATAACTCTGTAAAATAAGCCCTGATACGCGCTTCTTTGTCTGCTTTTAATCGCTTATCAAACTCGTCAATTTTCACCTTAAGAATACTATCGGCTTTCTCATACTTTTCTTTGATAAAGGAGTTGTACGCCTTCTCAAAATCCATATAAGGAGCTACTACCTGCTCTTTGATACGTTTGCGCTGCTCTTCAAAGTCTTTCAACTCTTTATTGAGCATAGCCCTCGTGTCCTTAACAGCCTTCTTGGTGTCCTCTGTTACGAGTTGCTTATCCAAGTCAAGCGCTGCGATACGCTTGTCAATCTCTTGCCCCACGCTTTCCAATCGCTCATAGACGATAACGGGGAGTTGTTGTACGGTGATTATGTTCTCATTCATTTTTATATAATTTTACTTGTTACTTATTACTTATTCTTCGTATTGGCTTAGTCTATACCTGAACTCAGCTGCTATATTCTGTCTTGTCACATCTATATAATTGATATAGTCATTAATGGGTACTTCACGAGTTACTTTGCTATCAATAGGAAGGGAAATAAACCCTATCACCCTATCACTATCAGCACCAAAGCCCCATATAAATCGCTCGTCTATTCTGTCAATCTGCACGAGCCAATCGCCTATCTCATAGCATTTGCCCTTTTCTATAGTTGTTTTCATTGTTACCACATTTTGGAAGTTGCATAATCGGGATATATATCAGTATCTTCAAACTGAAATTCTTCATTAGCTCGGTTGGTGAGTACTGTTGTTAATACGCTTTCTTGTTTTTCAGTAACCTTAACCTCTTGGAAGTTGATGTATATATGCTGTATCTCTACACTATGGCTGCTTTTGTTACCCTTGCAACGGGTCGTTACATCGTAATAGATAGAGCAGTACCAATCATCAGGATAATCGTCTTCTGTGATAAACTCACAACTGAAAGACCTGTAAATATCTTCTCTCAAGTCCAACAAGTCGCTGTAATAATAGCATTGCTTGCGTTCTTCAGTGAGTACTCGCTCAAACTCGGTATTTGTCATTGTTCTCATAGTTATACGTATCTTAATTGGGTTCTTTTAAGGAGTTGTAGAAAAGCCTCTTGCTCAGCTTGTGGTATCAAGCAGTCGTTATACTGCTCTTTTTGCTCGTAGTTTAGCTCGCTGTAACGGCGCTTTTTGTAGCACAAGTAACCGTTAATCACTTGTAGTTGTTGGTCTTGCGCTTTTTTCTCGTTTCTCTTGCGAGAAAATAATTTTTGTAGTAATTTTGCCATGTTTAAAAATTTTATTTGTTATTATTATGCCTCGCATGCAAGCGGGGCTTTTTTTATTAGAGTTATGTAGTACTCACCTTTATCGGTGCGTATTTGTATATCACCATTCACTAATAACTTCTGTACAATATCTATATATACACGCGGATACATATACTTTTTACCAATCTTGAAAAACTGAACAAGTTGCAATTCTCTCAATTGTTGCATTATATCACGCCTTATAGGTAACCCCAAATAATTGCAGAACTGCTCACCCGTTACGTTTAATGACTCTATTGCTTTCATGATTATTCTACTTTAACATCGTCAATTGAGTACCCATAACTCTCGTACAGCGGCATTAGATTGACATTTAATAAGGTGTTACTTCTTCTTCTTGCAGATTCTCGTATTGCTGTCTGCGTCTTTCTCATTATAAGTGCTATTTGTAGGCTTAATTCATTATTAGTTAATATCTCATTAGAGATAGCCTCTGACAGCTTACCAGTAATGGTTCGTTTTTTTTTAACCTCTTTCATTGCTAATTGAATTATATTTACTAATTTTGTTGCGTAAAATGTTACTCATTTTTCACGATGCAAAGATACAAAACATTTTGTAAAGTACAATACAAAAAGTAAAGTATTTCTGTTAATTAATACGTTAAAGTTTTTAAGTAATTGGTTTTTAAATAGATATAATGAATTTTTTTTGTTTGAGTGTATTGTTTGCTTTAAGTTTAAATGTTAAAGCACAAGAGTATAAGACCAGAATAACTATAGATACAGATACTATTAGTTTAAAATCATTAGGATTAAAAGGAAAAGTATCCTCTGTTTCAGACTTTTCTTTTATAGCAGTTGAAAAAAACGGTTCTATAATTAAGGGGGCGGAAATAGAAAATTACCCTGATGATAAAAAACTGAAATGGGATAATTCATTATATTGGGATAGAAATATATTGAGCGGTTTTAGGACAATAAAATATAAGTATCACTTTGATATTAAAGGACGAAATACACAAAAAGAAGAATATAGGTCATCAAAAGCTAAAAATCCCTATACTACTTATAATTACATATATAGTAATGGCAGATTATTGGAAGTTAAAGAGAAAATAATATTTGTTGAAGGCAATATTACGCTTGACACTAAATATACCTATGAGGATAAAAGAGTAAAGCAAATAGATACTTATAGAAATTATGAGATGTGGAAAAGAACACTTTTTGAATATGAAGGAGTAATTTTGAAGAGTATTAAAGTCTTTGATAGTGATGCCAACTTATCAGAAATGTATGAGTATGAATACAATGATAAAATATTATTGTCTGCAAGAATTGTTGAAATGGAATATTATGAAGACGAAGAAAAAGGACATATAAAAAGTGAAAAAATAATAAAATTTGACAATCAAGGAAATGAAGTTTATGAATACTCAAAATATTTGATAGAGGATACTTATTATATAGACGAATATAACACAGAATATAATGGTTTAGGAAAGAAGAATAAGAGTGTAGCAAAGCGTTATAAATATAAAGATGGTAATAAATTTGATACCTATACAAATATTTACAAATACATATATGATGAAAAAAATAGAATTAAGGAAATATATTCTTGTAAAGAAGACGAAACCCCTTTCCATATAACAAAATATGAATATTCAGAAGATGCTATCATTAAAGAAAGCATATTAACTGAAGATAATGAAACGTCTAAAGAAACTTATTTTAAAGGGTTATTGATAAAGAAAGAAGATCCTAATGGAGATGTGTTTGAATACAAATATACTTTTGATAGTAAAGAAAATTGGGTAAAAGTAATAGAGTATAAAAATACAATTCCTATAAAAATGAGAGTTAGAGAGATTAAATACCACTTAAACTAAGTAAGTATAATAAAACAATGGAATTCTTTAAAAAGAACTGGTTAGGGCTATTATCTATAGTGATAAGTGTAGGTACATGGCTATCTTTTTGGTTAAGGTTTAGCCCTTTTACATGGGATAGCTTTGGGGCTATGGCTGCAACTATGGGGATAATTGTTGCTTTCTTGACAGGATTTCAGATTTGGGCAGTTATTGATAATAAGGAACGGGATAAGGAGTTAAAAAACATCGTAAATGAGCACAAAACCTATACACAACAACAAATAGATGATTTAAGAGAAAGTAGTAATGATCTATTAGATTCCTATAAGGATGAGATAGCTGAAAAAACAGCTTATGACGAAGCTAATTTTAAAGGGTTTCAAAAGTTTATCTTTGGAGAACTATATGGATTAGCTAATGAAGTCGCCAACAGCAGGGCAAAAAAACAAAATTTTGACGATATTTTCTTTCTCTACAGGCTGAAAACTATTCAATTTTTATTAAAGGCAGAAGATTATAAGTTGTTAAAGGAAGTATTGATAAACACACTATATACTTTATTACATCATCAGGTATATATAGACAATGATAATATCAAAAAATATGTTCGTTATATATCTAATTGGATTAATGAGTATGGAAAAGAAGATGAAATAACAAATTTGTTCGTGAATTTGCAAAACTTACTATTAAACAAATTAGATAGTGGAATTTAGTATATATACTTCTCCATTCTTAAGTCTAATATAAGAAACCATTATTTCATCATCTATTCTCTTTTTTGTTTCAATATGTTTATCTATAGGCTGTTGAGTGTTATTAAAACGAGGTTTGTCTTGAATTGTTATTCTTGTATCAGGGTCTGATGTAGTTGGATAAATCAATGTTTTTTCTGATTTAAGTGCTTCTTTTTCCTTAGAAACAATTTTAAAAGGAAACCTTAAAGGGAAACGGAATTCAAGGTCAAATTCTTTATCAGGATTAGTTCTTTCCAATAGATACATTGCAAATAAATGAGCAAATAACAAGATAATAAAAGCTAAAATTGTACCAACAAAAAACTCAGGGAAAATATACATAACAGTAAAATTTTTAAAGCGCAAAGGTATGAAAAATAATTTAGATACACAACAAAATGTAAAGCAATCTATTCCTATCAATGATAGATTTTTAGATGTGCTTAAATATTACAACTACTCAGGATATAAACTTTCTCAAGAAACCAATATATCCCAGTCTCAAATAACTCATATTAAGAGCTATAGAAATAAAGTTAGCGATGATGTTATGGAAGAGTTGTTGAAAAAATTCCCTGAAATCAGCAAAGACTGGCTCCTTACTGGCAATGGCTCCATGCTTGTCCCGCAAATAGAAGAAGTCGTACCAGAGGAGGAAGAGGAAGACGATTTAGTATTATTCCTAAGAGATGAGCGCAAAGGGTATGATATTTCTCTGATTGATATTAATGAAAAAACACGTATCCCTGTAAAAACGCTTAAAGAGGTACAACAAGGTATAACAGAACTATCTACAAAGCAAAGAAATGCTTTATCTAAGTACATAGAGGAAGCGAGGGAGTATTTCCAAGATGAATCAATAGGGAAACCTGTTGGGAGACCTACGGGGTACTACTACCCTGAAGTATACGCAAAAGCAGGGTTTGATATTGCTGACTTTAACAATGAAATGCAGCGTATTCCCGTATATATACCTAACTTTGGTGACGATGTTACCTTTATAAATGTATATGGGGATAGTATGTATCCTAAGTACAAAGCAGGGGAAGTTATAGGAATTAAGCCCGTTGATTTCGTATATTTAGTATTCGGACATCCTTACGTGGTAGTGTTTGACAATGGAGATGTTAATATAAAGTATGTTCGCAAAGGTTCTGATGACCTACATGTAGTATTAGAGAGTGAGAATCCAAAATACGACCCTCGCGAGTATCCTCTTAAAATTATTCGTGCTTTTTATGCGGTAAAAGGGAGTGTAAAGAAAGAGCGAATGTAAAAATGAACCAATAGTGAACCAAAAAAAGAATAAATATAATA